GTTGAAACAGCATTTAAAAACGAACTTAAAGTTGAGTTAGCAGGAATGGAAATGGGGAGTGCCTACGCTTATAGCTCTACTCATAAAAAAACTGTAAAGCTTGATTGGAATGATCGTTTAGATAAATCTAAATATCCAGATGAAACATATCATTTAATTCAAACTGATTGGGACAAAGCAGAGCGTCTTGGTCAAATTGTAGAAAAAGATATGTGGGTAGAAGTAAAGGGTAAATACGAATTTAGCTCATTTACTAATGACGAAGGCAAAGAAATCAATAATGTTAAACGAATTATTGAACATGTAGTGCCACTTAAAAATGGTGAAGTTATGATTAAAGGTTTAACAGAAGGAGATACTTTCAAAGCCTACGATTCTGCTGAAGGTGGAAATTACTTAGGAATGGGCAAAGCTGATAAAGAAGGCGTAGCGACTGTTCGTGTAGGATGGTTAAATCCTGAAGGAGGAAAGTTATACATAACTAAAGTTACTGACGATGTAGAAGGAACACGATCAGAACAATCTTATAGCTCTACGGTAGTAGAAGGTGAACGCATTACAATCAAGAATAATGTAGATAGCCAAATTGGATTACCTAAAGTTGATGGAAATCGAGGCTATAACTATGTTCCTTATGTACGAAACTTTAAGGATGAGAGCTTTACAGAAATTAATTCATTTGAAATGCAACTAGGTATCAAATCTACATATCAAGATGAGACAACACTAGATACTAAGATCAATGGAGTGTATTTGGATTATGGTAAAGATAAATCCGTTCCACGAGATGTTGAGTTAGTAGTTTATCATAAGGAAGCTGAAGAAGGTAAGACTCCGTTTGCTACAGCATTCGGACGACTGAATCATTTAGATTTCTTAGTAGTAGAAGGTATCGACAATAATCGAGCTGAGTTCACAATGGTAGAAGTTGCAGAAAAAGAAGAGGATAATCCATTTGAAGATGTGAGTGAGAAGGTCACAAGTTATGAACAAGCATCATCTGGTACGAAAAAAGGGTTAGAGGTATTACGTTATATTCAAGGTACATTCGCTCGTGAATTACTGACTGAAGATGAAATTACTTTAAATGTAACAAGTAATGAAGATCCGTTTTCTAAAGCACCAATTGAAGTTTCCGAAGACGACTTGCCTTTCTGATTCAAAAGACCTATATAACTATTCCTTATATTAAAAACAAAAATACATAATTTGAAATGGAGAGATTTATTAATATGGCAGGATTCCGTAATAAAGTAAAAAGTAATAAACCAAAGGTACAACTAGAAAGCATTACAACATTAGTAGCAGGCGGATGGAAAACAGGTAAAACTCGATTATGGAAAGAGGTAACTGAGCTTCATTACGCTTCACCAGATGACGTATTATTAATGGCATTCGAAGATGGCTATGAAACATGGGAATTAGACAACATTGTCGCTTTACATGAGCAAGGTACGGACGATACTCTATGGAAAGTTTGGGAGTATTTTAAGAAAACAGTCGTACCAGACTTAGTAAAAGAGGCAAAAGATAACCGTATTACAAAGTTAATTGGAACAGATACAGCAGACCGAGCAATTGATGCTTGTACTGCTTGGGTACTGTATGATCGAGGGCGAAAATACGGTAAAGTATTTGCTTCACTTCAAGAGATATCCGACAACACATCTGAAAATGGATGGACTGTATTAGCCGAAGAGTTAAAGAAACCTTTTGATACATTAAAGAATGCAGGATACGGTTTATTCCATATCGCATGGACTAAGGAAAAGGAAACTACTTTACATGACGGTAAAAAATATAACTCTATTCAATTGATGATGAATAATACTGGGCGTAAAGTATTTGAATCTCAGGCTTCACTGATTTGTTGCTTATTCAATGAAACATCGGTATTAGATAAAGCAGGTAATGAATTAGAAGAAAATATTAAAGATAAAAAAGGTAAAGAAAAGGCTACTAACTTCCACGATACGCAAACAATGATGTATTTCCGACCATCTGAGTATGTTGAAATTGCAGGAGGACGCTACACTAATTTACCTGAGAAAGTAGAATATAGTGCACCGAATTTCTTAAATGTATTTGAAGAAGCTGTAAAAGGTCAATTGAAGAAGACAACTCAAACAGTAGAAGAACTGAAAGAGGAAGAGCAAGTGGAACGTGAGGAAAAAGTTAAGGAATTAGTAGAAAAAACGGATAATAATCCTGACGCAGTGCTTTTGCAAATTGACGAAGTTGTAGCCAGTATGACACAAGAACAAAAAGTTAAGGCAAGTGTAGAGTTTGAAAAAGCATTTAAAGTGAAGAATTATAAGCAAGAAAAGGGTAACCTTGAGAACCTTAAGAAAGCATTAAATATTGTAACAAGTATTACAGAAGAATAAATACATAATTAGGGTAGGATAGCTTTATTCTACCCTTTATTTTTAAATAAGAGGTGAAAGAAATGCCAAAATGCCAATGGTGTAAGGAAAATGGAGAAAAAGAATTCATGCATTGTGATGAGAAACCTACTGGACAATTTAATAAAAATGGATCACCGAAAATGTTTAGGAAGTATTTTCATACATCATGTCACGGATTGTTTTTAGATGATAAAGAATGTAAGCGAATTGAAGCTGATAAGCTAAATGACTTGTATCAGTATTTATTAAAATTACATAACCTAATTGCTTTAGACGAGAGAATGATGGAGAAAATACAAGATTTACGAAATGGAACAATAAAGATTAATAATAAAAAGGTTAAAAAATATAAGTCAGGCGTACCTTATGAATTGATGCTTCAGGCGTATCATTACAATACAAATACGATTGATGATGTGATGCGTAAAATGCATTTCAAAGAAAAATGGAATGAATTCTCATATGTGTTTGGAATTATAACTAAAAGCGTCAACGATATTCATGCCTTGAACGAACGAAAAGAAATGGCAGAAACGTTTAAAAGTAAGGTGTCAGTAGAATCAATCGAAATCAATGTCAAAAAGAAAGAGGTAAAGAAAGTAGACGAATTGGATATTTCAGAATTATTGTAGGAGTTGAAAGCTATTGAATTATGCTAAAGAATTTGTAGAGCCTTCATTTTTGCATGAGTCTTTACTTAACGGATATTTATGGAATAACCCTAATTTGTATCAAAAGTATAAAACACATAAGATTACAAAAGAAACATTCACTGAAAACGTATGGTACTTTTATTTTACTTTAGGATTTGAGATGTATAATAACGGAATTCGAGATTTTGATGATAAGACAGTTTATACATATATTGTTTCTCAGCCAAAAGAAGTAGGTAAGAAGAGTTACATTGATTCGTATAATCTCTTTGGTGGTTATGATACTATCTCAGAACTTATGGATGCATGTAAGACTGATTCACAAAATGATGAGTATCATTTTAGTGAGATACAGAAATATGAAAGTTTTAGGAAGTTACAAGATGAGGCATTGATCAACGTCAATGATAAAGACCTAATAAATAAACTGTGTAAGGTAACATTAAAACAAGCGCAATTATACATACAAGTTAAAGCTAAAGAAGCTTTTGCACAAGTTAATTCAGGAGATGTAATTGAGCACGACTTAGTAGATAACTTAAAGGAAACTATTGAAGAACTTAATCTAGGAGAATCGATGGGAATTCCTTTACATGATGCACCACGTTTGAATAGAAAAATTAAGGGTTGGAAAAACGGTTCGCTCTATTACTTAATACTATCGTCTGGTGTTGGTAAGAGTTCTATTGCGATGGAGAAGTTCATTCTTAGCTTATTTGAAAATAAGGAAAAAGCTATTTTAGCTATTAATGAAGAAAGCGTTAAGAAATGGAGACAGTTATTACTCTCGACAATCTCAACTAAGATACTAAAGAAACCTATTAATCGTGAAAAAATGTATGAAGGAAATTTTACTCCCGAAACATTTAAGAAGTTAGAAGATGCATCTAGTTGGGCTAGAGAAAACGGTCAAGGTTTAATTAAAACATTGGAGCTTAAAAAATTCCGTATGCAAGATATACATAATCGAGTAGAACTGTATCGACCTAAAGGTTACTCTAAATTAATAATAGATACTTTTAAGCCAGATAGATCACAAAGCGATATGGCACGATGGGAAGCTTTCTCTAATTCAGCACAAGAACTACATGATTTAATTAAAGAAGATAATTACAATGTAGGAACTTTAGCAACTGTACAGTTGAAGCTAGGTAAAGAAACAAGATTCCTCGACTTAGATAGTACAGGTAAAAGTATGGAGATTAATGAAGTTGCGGCTGTTGTTATGATGGGAAGGTTAATGTTCGCTGATGAGTATGAAGGTAAGTATGCGCTTAAACCTTATAATTACAAAAAAGATGAATTCACTGGAGAATGGTATCCAAAAGACTACAAATTAGATCCTCAGAAACTGTATCTTGTATTATTTCTTGCAAAGAACAGATTCGGTAGTGAGGAAGAGCAAATACTTTTTGAAGTCAATTATGAAATCAACTCATTCAAAGAAGTAGCTTTAGTAAAAGTTCCTCGTTACGGAAATTAATAAAGATATAAGTAGGTGGAGGGATGTCTGAATTACGGCAAATAGAATCTAAGATATATAACGAAGACCGTATAGAAGAATTGTTAGAGTACTTAGATTGTTGGGATATAATGACTGAACAATACGGTATATTATATGTAGCAGGACTTCCTGACGGAGATAATAGCAGAAGTGTTCAGATTAAGAATACTGAGTCATTGTCAGTAAATATAAGATCAAAAGGTATAACAGGAAGTATATTCGACTTAGTAAGTTACATTATTTTTGGTTCTGAAACCGAACAAGAAATGAAGGATACTCTTTCAAAAAGTAAATTTTGGATTTGTAATAAATTAAATTATCCAGAATTTATAGATGAATTCTATAGAGTTACTTCTGATACACAAGAACCTGTTAAAAATTATAATGAATGGCTTAAAAAAGCTTCAACAAAAATTAATAAGAGTAACACTTTGAATGTAGTGTTGTCAGATAAATACATAAATGAGTACGAAATAATTCCGTATTACAAATGGTTTAAAGAAGGGTTAAGTATAACTACACAAAAGTATTTTCAAATAGGTATTGATGTAAATACAGAACGTATTACATTTCCAGTACATAACAAGAACGGAGAACTAATTGGTATTAAGGGTAGGTATTGTGGAAAAAACAAAGAAATAGAAGATAAGTACAAGTACCTTTATCTGATACCTTGTAATAAATCACTAGAGCTATTTAATTTACATAGGGCTTTACCTCATATACAACGATTAAAAGAAGTGATCGTAGTAGAAGGTGGAAAAACAACGATGTTCCTAAAGCAATGGAATTATCCTAATGCAGTATCGATTGAAGGAGATTCTCTTTCTCCCCCACAAATAAAGTTGTTGAAAGAATTAGGTTTAGATATAAAATACATATTTGCTTTTGACAAAGACAAAGATGCTGAGTATGTGAAAAAAGAGGCATCAAAACTAACAGGTAGAATGAAATACGGAATTATTGATATTGAAAACAATTTAGAACATAAGGATTCTCCTACAGATAAAGGTAAGGAAGTATGGGACAGCTTATATAAAAATAACATATACAAAATATAGATAGGAGAGGTAACTTGAGTAATTTACCAAAATTCAGTTACAGTAAGTTGGCTACATTCGTACAATGTCCAATGAAATACAAGTACAAATACGTAGACGGTAACTATGTACAGTCCGATGCGATTCACTTGGATTTAGGAAACTTATTACATAAAGTATTGGAAATAAAATATAGAAACATAATTGAAGGTATACCCAATGATTACGCTTATTTAAAAGAAGTGTATTTAAAAGGAATTGCAGAAGATACAGATAAGGATAAAGGAAACTTTATCATAGGTGTAAATGCTATCAAAGAAAAATTCGGAGAAGATACATTTATTGAAGTAAATACAAAAAGTAATTTAAGTTATGAAGATAAATTAGAAACCTTCTTACACTATCTTGAACAAGATTCTATTGGTGACTGGAAACCGTTGGCGGTCGAAATAAACTTTAACTTTGAATATGAAGGTAAAGTAATCCTTAATGGATTCATTGATCGAATTGACATTAACGATAAAGGAGAGTTACGTGTAGTCGATTATAAATCATCAAATAAGGTATATGAAGATAAAGATCTAACTACTCCTTTACAAATGTTTATTTACGCTTTAGCTTGTGAAAACATTTTCGGTAAAACCCCCATAGAATTTATGTACGATATGATTTTACTAGGTGAGAAACAGTTAGCTTGTACAAAAGGTTATTATAAACGAGGGTTGAAGAAGTTAAACAAAATTCTAGATTCAATATTTGAAGTAGAAAAGTCAGGTTTATACGCTCCTAAAGCAACTCCGTTGTGTCATTGGTGTGATTATTCTATTACAAATCCTAATGCACCATTTTATTCACAAGACTTATGTAATTACTACAGTTTATGGACACCTGACAATAAGACATTTAAAGTGAATCGAAAATTTGAGGAAAAAGATGAATTTGAATTTTGAAAGTGGGAGGCTAAGGGAGGAGTAATTAATTGAGTAAATTACTAGAAGGTAAGAAATTAATATTTATGGACTTCGAAGTATTCTCTAATAGTATTCATCCAGAAACAGGTCAACCTTATTGGATGGTTGTATTTATAGAATTAAGTTCTATGAAGAAGTTTACAATAAAAAACGATTACGATAAGTTACGATGGTTTTATAGTGTATATAAAGATGATGTATTCATTGGTTATAATATAAGAGGTTACGACCAATGGATTATGAAAGGTTTACTATTAGGACAGGATGCAGGATATATAACTAAACAAATTATCGAAGAAGATAAAAAGGGTAGCTATGTTGTTAGAAATCACAAGTCTATACCTATGAATATTTTTGATGTTGCAACTGGATTTCATGGTTTGAAACAATTAGAAGCCTTTATGGGTAGTCGAATTAAAGAATCAGATGTACCTTTTGATATAGATAGACCTTTAACTCAAGATGAAGAAGATGAAGTAGAAGAATACTGTACTCATGATGTAATGGAAACAATCAAAGTTTATCATAAACGTATATCAGCTTTTAACGCTCATGTAGGGTTATTAGATATGTTCAATGTACCAATAGAACATATTTCTAAGACATCTGCACAATTAACAGCTCTTATATTAGAAGCTGAGAAACAAGAATATAAAAATGATGAATATGATTTCATTTATCCTGATACATATCGATTAGAAAAATATCCACAAGTAAAAGAGTTCTTTGATTCAATAAAGAATGGGACATTTGTTCCGACAAAGTTTGAAAAAGGAAAACCTAAAATTGAGATTGAATTCGATATAGCAGGTGTACCTACAGTTTATGCACTAGGCGGACTTCACGGTGCGATTAAAAACTACATGTATGAAGGTAGAATTTATTCGCTCGATGTTGCGTCACTTTACCCTGCACTAATATTAGAATATGGATTAATGAGTAGAGCTTGTGAATCTGATGCTAAATTTAGATATATTCGTGACGAACGTATTGTATTAAAGAAAGCTAAAAACCCTTTACAAGAAGCTTTAAAACTGGCGATCAACACAGTTTATGGTACGTTCGGAGATCAATACAACAATCTATACGACAAACGTATGATGCGTTCGGTATGTGTAGCAGGGCAAATTCTATTAACTGATTTCATTGAACGCATCGAACCTTACTGTACATTGTTCAATTTAAATACAGATGGTGTATTCTTTGTATGCGAATCTGATGATAATTTAGCTAAGATTATTGAAGCACAAAAAGAATGGGAGCAACGTACTAGACTTATCTTAGAGTTAGAAGATTATGTGAGAGTAGTACAGAAGGATGTAAACAATTACATCGTAGTACCAGAAGGTGAATTATATACTGAAGAAGGTAAACCTAGATGGAAAGCTAAAGGTGCTTATGTAAAACAATTATCTGAAATTGACTACGATTTACCAATTGTTAATTTTGCAGTAACTAATTATTTCTTAAAAAATAAACCAGTTGAAGAAACAATCAATGAATGTAATAAATTACATGACTTCCAACGAGTAGTTAAGATGACTAACGCTTATGACTATGCAAAGAAGAATTGTAAGTTTGAAGCAGTCAAAGTATTAAATGAAGTTACAGGTAAAATGAATAAGAAAGTAATGTTAGTAGACGAAGGGTATTTACTGCAAGATAAAACTTTC